GTTTCCTTCAGCCGTTGAATCAAATATGATGGCAAAGTCTGAAACAATACGTTCACGAAATGATAAAAAAAAACCAGTGCTGCTTGCACTTGCTCTGCTGACATCTTTCTCATTATTTCTGTCCTTATTGATATATTACCGTCATAAGTTTCAATTGTATAAACTTTGTTTTTTTCTTCAACTATTGGTCTATACAGTATTGCCATAACTTCAGGTAAATTCTTTTCAATATCATCTTTTATAAATGTTTCTAAGTCTGCCCATTCTCCTAATGTTATTTCATCTAGATTAGGATGAAACCCATATCTTTTACCCTCTAACTCAATCACTCTTTTTAAAGAACTATTTTGTTTCTGTTGCAATTCAGCAACCCTGTTCATTATAACTGCAATATCACTTAACTCTAATTGCTTAATCAATTCTTTTGGAATGTTAGACAGTTCAGCTATTGTATTTAATGCTTCGCTTGACTTTGTTCCGTTTGTATAATCAACAAGTTTTATCCAAGACTTAAGAGTTACATCTGACCATTTATTAATTAATTTAAACTCTTTTGTCTTGCCCTTCTTCTTAATCTTTACCTTCATACATTATATAATAGAAAAATTAATAATTTAGTTTATTATTTGTGCATTTGTTTTATATTTGCTCACATTCATTTTAGTTTGACCCCCTGCCTTCTTTTCTTAAATGGTATTTTGTCGTGTTGTTATAGGTGGGGGGTTTTTTATTGTACATAATACTATAAATATTACAATTGTTAATAACTTTGTAAATTATTATGTAAATAATTGTGTACATTAAAAAAAAGCTGTATATTTGTACCATAATTAAAAACAAACAAAAAATGAAATTAGTAAAAATACACAAAAGATTAGTCCAATTAAAAGAAGGCAACAGAATAGTTTTTGAAATACTTATATCTAGAAGCGGAAAAAGATTTAACAGTTTTAAAAATGGTTTAGGTATAGTTTCAGAATGTAAAAGTATTGACGAATGTATCGAAGAAACTTTTAATAGAATGAATATGATTAATGAAGACTTCAAAAAAAGATTAATATCTCTATAATTACTGCACATAATATCTTCCTGCATTGGGATTGTCTAAATGATAAATAACATTATATCTAATTCCGTCTATGGCGTGATTATATGCGTCTACATATAATTTACTTCCTTTATCAGCATAAATATAATTATTTAATTCCTTAGCAATATTAGTAGACTCAGGCGTTACCACTAAATGATAATCTTGCATCCTAGTTATACCACTTTCTATAGTTCCTTTTTTTACAGGCTTTATATTTACCCCTAAATGCCTTAAGTCTGCTATAAGCCTTGGTTCAGCACTATCAGCTATTATTAATTTCTGACCTACCTTTTCTAATATAAGCTGTGACAACTCTTGTGACTTTAATCCGTTTTTATATATATGTTCTTTTAAATATATCCTTTGCTTCTTTTTATCAATAGCTATTTCTGTCAAACTATCAGGGTCAACACTAAAACCAAAGTCCATTCCACAAGATGTCTGTAAATCGTCAGGGTTAAATTCTCCTATACTCCAATTATCAAACACTACACCATCTGCTCTGTTTAACCAACCACCCATTATTTTGTGCTGATACTTTTTAAAGTTATTACGTTTTATAGTCTCTATACGCTCTAAAAAGCTCTCTGAGAGGTTTTCTTTATTGTCTAGGTATGTACTGTGGATATAGCATATATTGTCTCTAACGCCATTAAAACCTGCTTCTACGCCTTTGTCTTCAAAAAACCTTTTGTATATCCAATGTTCTTTTGTGACAGGGTTAAGTATAAGCATTATTCTGTTCTGTATGTTTTTTTCCCTAATGCTTAGGTCTATTGTGTCAAATATATCTTCATCAATAAGTTCTTCAGCCTCATCAAGCACCCACGTGCTAATTCCTTGCAATGATTTAAGGCTTGCTGTTTGATTACCTGCTGATGTCTTTATTCCTCTAAATAATATGTCTGATTTGTTTTTAAGATTTACTACTTCAGCTTTATTGACACTAAAGACATTGTCATATCCTAATATTTTTATTTTCTCTAAAAACTCAGGTATTATTGATAGATGTGCAGATACCATTGTGAAACGTGTAAACAAAACCCTGATACCTTTTGCCATTGTAAGCAACGTTAAAAATACAGTAACAGCAAAAGACTTTCCTGAACCACGACCGCCAGTTATTATATAGTATCGTGCTTTAGAATTAAATAGTGCTTTATATTTATTGTTCAGGTTCAGTTTCTACAAAGTTTATTATAGGCATATTAATACTTTCGTCATTTGTGGTTACATCAACTTTATGCTGTGGTTTACCATAAAAATATTCAAAGAATAATTTAACCGCCCATTGCTCCTTTTTTTCTAGTCCTTTTTGCAAAGACTCTAAAGCTAATTTGTTCATTGGTGTCAGGTTTTCTATTAGCTTTTGTTCTTCTGCTTTTGGCTTCCTTCCTGCACCATCTCTTTTACCACCATGTGTACTCATTTTGAAATAATTTGATTAATCAAGTTGTATTATATAATAGAAATCACTTGAATTCATTTGGTAACATTAATCTTATACCTAATTCTGTCAAAGCCCATATACGTATTTGGTCTGCATATATTTCAAACTCTTTAGTGTTCATTCTTGCTGTGCTGTTTACTGTCTGTAGACCTATCTGTCTTTCATTTATTTCTATGCTTTGCCATTCGCTTGCAAACTTAATTTTTAGTGTGTCATGCATTTCATCAGGAAAGTATCCTAACTCTTCTGCAAGAGGTTGTACTATACAAGCCCAATAATAATTGTTCTGCATGTTGCTTCTGTTGTTTCTTTGCTTTTTTACATCAACTAAATAATTACTGTCTAATTCTTTTAAGTAATTAAACAAGTATCTTTTGTCGTCATTATTATTAATTGCAAACTTCATTAATCAAATGATTCATTAATACCACGCTCTCCACACAGTTTTTCTTTAGCACTATCCCACAGCTTGTTATGTCTTTTATTTCTACTTAGTGACGCTTCTGTTCTTATAAGGTTAGGCATACCTTCATTAGGTACACCTTTCATAAATTTATTACAGCCACATACAGCTTCTAATGTAACCCAAGCACCATCACGATAAACTATAGTTTGTTTGCCTACTTCTTTTTTTTCCTTATTGCATTCACATATATATAGTGTCATCTTAGCAAAGCTCCTGTTTTTGTTTTAGATTCTTCATACAGTTTATCAAGCTCAAAATGCAAAACATTAATTGCTTTCTGTATATCTTGTTCAGTTGAATTGCCATCTTTTTTACCTGCTCTTAGTATATACTGAACAGCTTGAGCAGTCCAAGGGCTTAGGCTAAAGTCATCAACTATGTTTTTTGCTGAATAGCCATACAACTTACCTATGTAATAATGAGGTTCACGATTTACTTTGTAGTCTTCTTTCTTTGTCATTTTCTAAAATTTTAATTAATCCTTGTTGTGTGTGTAAAGGTTTTGCATTTCTTAAACTCCTATATTCTTCAGGGTTAAAAATTAGCTTTACTTCTTTTATTAAATCATCTTTATACTTTACCACCCATCTACTAGAATGGTGCATTTTGTTTCTCTTTAAGTGTGTTAAATAACTCATTGTGTATATTTTTTATATATTTTTTTTATTCCATCAAAACAAGCTGCTAAACAAGAACCACAATTTGTGCCTACACTATAATTGGTGTTAAAAATTACATTGTAAGTTTCTATCATTCTTTTTTTAGCTTGATGATTCTTTGCCCTTCCTGTTTTTAAATCTTTCCACATATCTAATACTTCATCTATTATTTCTTGAGGCAAATCATCAGGTGTTTCTATCTCTGTTGTTTTTTGCCATTTTCTTTGTCCACACTCCATTGGTGCAAGTCGTGCCTTAATTTTCATAAAACAGCCGCAATCCTTGCAAGTTCCAGTTGGTTTAAAATAGTAAATACATTCTTTACATATTGCTATTCTATCCTTATACACTTCATTAGGAACAAAAAACTTGTTCATCTGTGCCTCCAATCAGGGTGTCTAAATCCAAACTGCATAACAAAACTGTCGTTTTTATTTGGGTCATACATCTTCATTTAATTCTTTTTTTATTATTGTTCTTACTTTGTCTATTGTTGTGAATATACTATTTCTGCTAATACCTGTTTTTTCAGCTAAACTATCTAAAGTTTCACCTGAATAATAAAGTTTAAATAATTCCCTGTCGTACCAATAATCTATCTTGTCCAACTCCTTATCTATCAATTCAAGCTTTTCTAATTTTGTGTTATCTGTTTCATGATTTGGTAAATTGTAAATATTTTTTTCATTACTATTAAAGCTAGCCAAACTATCATCACTAAGAGTAGTATTAGTGTTATATATAGCACCATCAATATGCGTGTAATATTTTTCATATTTATAATAAAAATTGCTTCTTGTACTTGTTAACGCTCTTTTTAGTGCTACTGCTCCATATCTTAATATTCCTTTTTTACCATCTTTTTCCCAAATAATTTTTAAAGTTTCTTTGTTCATTTGTAAAAAATACAGCATAAGTTCTTGTACACTTTCATTTACTTTGTTTTCATCATTAGTTAAACCATAGCACATTTCTCTAAACTTATCAGTCAACTTTGATATTTCAATATATATATCAGTCATCTATTAATTCTAATCTGTCTAGCTTGTTAACTGTTTCTTGAAGCATTTGGTCTAACACAACTTTATATGCTTTAATTGCTGCTGAATTAGTTTTAGTTTCTATTCCTGCAAAGAAACCATTTGTAGCAACAGAAAGATTTATTGGTATAATCATTAGCCAATCATAGAAATTATTTTCTTTAACTGCGTTTCCGTAGCCATTGTGATATTCATATATTATATCAACTACTTCTAAATAGTTTTTGTATTTTAGTTTTGATGTTGTTTCTTCAACAAAGTTTTTGCACATAATAGTATAAGTTTCAATGATAGATTTGTGTTCTTCACTTGAATATATCGGATTGTGCATACGCCAAAGATATAAAAAATGTTACTCTATTCCTTTTTGTTTTTTTAAGTTTTTAACAGCCTCTTTGTAATAACTTATCTTTTCTTCATAATCACTTCTAGTAAATTTAACTATTGTTCTTGCTAAAAATTCTAATTCTTGTGCAGTCCCTTCTCCATACTTAGAGTCTATAGCTAAAGCGAAGCGATACTGTTCGCCTCCACGATAAAGATTACAAGCGATACACTGGCTAGAACAATTTTGCTCATCATACCGAGTTGCCATAAAACGCCTAGACTGGAAATGACCATTTTGAATGCCTTTTTTATAGTGAGAAATTTTGCCACAAGTTATGCACTGACAAAGACCTTCGTGGTCTGTTGCATCCCTCAATCGAATGTAAAGACTAAAGTATTTGTCTAGCTCTTTCTTTAATTTGCTAATTGATTTTACCATAAAGAATTCTGTTTATCTACATTAATTGGTCGAGTGTATATGTATTTAGCGATTGTAGTATTCCTGCCGAATCTAGTTTTTTTAGTTAAAGGCATACTATCAATTTCATATCCTTCTTTTCTATGATTAAAAATAATTGCAGAAAGTCTAGTTGCGCCATACTCTTTTATAGCTTCATAACTTGTTATGCTTCCATAAGTCTTTAAGTGCCATAGTATTGCATCTGACTGGCTTTTAACTTCGTTTTGTCTAATAGTTATTGTTTTCATTCTTTTAATTTATAATTTATATGCAGCACTATTGCTGCGATTATTACCCACCCTAGCATTTTAGTAATTTTGGTTCAGGTCTGTAATGTAAGATTTGTTTTGGGTTTTCACCACTATCAAACCTTGCTCGTGCCTCCCATATTAAATCTTTATATGAATTTAACCATTTAATATATACAGGAATATTAAAATGTATAAAATCTCCTTTTATATCTGACCTAATACCCTCATAAAAAGCATTTTCAG